ATGGCAATTTCAATTAAAGCGGCGAGAGTAAACAGGGGTCTTACTCAAATTGAAGCCGCAAAGCGCTTGGGAATAAATAAGTCTACACTTCAAAAGTGGGAAAGCGGAAAGTGTTTTCCTAATGCCAAGAAGATATCTCTAATGTGCGAGCTTTATGACGTAAAAATTGACGATCTTATTTTTTTGCCTTAATATTACGCTTAAAGCGTAAACACAAGAACAGGAGGTCACTATGAATTACCCTGAACATACACACCGCAAAAGAGGACTTCAAACGGCGCAGGTTGTTCAAGTCATACGAACCGAATCAGTAATCGGAACAGGCGAAGAAAATGACCCTTGCCGAAGAGTTGTTGAATACTTCACATTCAAAGGAAAGAAAATCGGAACAGTTGATGTTCAAGATTTGTATGAAGTCTATACAGAACAGGAATAATTTACTTTCGCTCGATTTGAAGGGCTTTTTCTACAAGCAACTCGCATTCTATAAATGAGACCATTGTTTTTAGAAAATCTTTAAGGTTGGAAACATCATAGTTATTATGCTTACGGATATAATGTGCTTCATCATTGCCAAGCCAAGCACATCGTTCTGCAAGAACCTTTATCTTGGGGTTATCGATTTTTTGCAGTATAGCGGTGCTTAATGGCATCTTAGATATTTTTTCTATCTCATTAGGTTTCATTTTAATTAAATAGTCTTTAACAAGAAATTCCAGAGCTTTTCGATATCCAAGACCGCATATCTCATTCAAATTACTTTTTTCAGCGTAAAGAGCTTCGTTATAGATATCAACAAATTTGGGTGATAATTGTTCTATTTCAGGCTGAAAACTTTCTTTACGAATTGTTTTAGGTGCTAAATCAAACAACTGAGAATTTAAAGTTTCTCCGTTATGAACCTTTGAATTATAAATAGCGAGAAAACTTTTTCCACAATTATTACAGTGATATGTGACATAAGTTTGATATGCAAGAATTGTATTGTTGTCAGTGTCATATTGAGGTGCACGATGTGCAAATATATATTTCCCGCCAAAAGAAGCATTGCACATGGGGCATTCTTTTGGGGCAACAACGTATTCCTCAAAATTTCCATTATATTCAATATCCTTGTATTGAATTCTAACTTTCATATGATATCACCTTTTCTGCTTTTTGAAAATTATATCATATAAAAAAGGTAAACGCAAGAACAGGAGGTCGCTATGAATTCTGATCTACTCAAACAATTAAGAAAAGAGGCTGGATTAACTCAATCTGATATGGCGCAAAAGCTGGGTTATAAACATAAGACCGGATATCAAGCACTTGAATCGGGTACGGTGAAAACAGAAGTGAATACGGCATTTAAGATTAAGGACATTTTGAAAATGAAAGACGAAGAGTTTGATGCCGTCTTTCTTGACAAGTCATTAGCTGTTGAACCGTACAATGAAATTTCCGAAGCAAAGCCTGCTGATAAAGAAACAGAGCTTGAGCAGCTTGAAGCTGTGCTCCAAGAAACAAAAAAGAGCTATATACAAGGCATACAGCTCGGATTGAGTATCTCGGCGTTAATTATTTCTGTTATTGCTTTAACGATAAGGTGAAGCAAACTCACCTTTAGAAAGGGGTGATAACTTGAAGTTTGAAATCAAAACGGTTGAGATAGCAGATAATGCCGTACAAACTCGTATCTTCATTGACGGTATAGACGTTACCAATCGCATTAAGAAATTCACATTGAAGAAAGACGGCTCATTGTTGGAATTATCTTTAACCATTTTAGGCGATATTGATGTTTCAATAGATAATTTTGAAATAGGCAACGTCAAAAATATTGATTTAACACAGTCTGAATATCAATATACTTTGAAAGAAAAGACACGATCAGAGCCAAGACAGAAACGATTGCTGAGAAGATTGAAAGATAAAAGCGACCGTTGCTTTTAAATTCAGGGTGTTTGTTTTCCAAAAATTCAATGCCTTTGTAACGTACAAATGGTTTGGTTAAAGTGAAATGAGCAGTGCCATTCATAGCTCTTCCATAAACAATTCCGCCAATATATTCTCGGTCGATACATTCACAGAGAGGTTCAGGATTATCTGTATAAAAATCAGAAAACGGTTGGTTGTCAATGATGCGACGAATAATTATACGCATTGATTTTTCAAATTTTCTTGTATTTTTCCTCATTATAATCAACTTCCTTTCGTGGTGATTATATCACAGAATGGAGAAGAATTACAACAAAGCGAAAACGATTCACAGGATTAAGGAGTGTCAATTATGAAAAACGGTAATCGCACTCAGAACGGCAAGAATAGGACAATTTTACACACACATACACATTAAATATATGACGAAAGGAGCGTGTTAACTATGGCCGGAGAATTGACCTGTTACAACATTCTTATTAAAGAGGACGGAACGGAAGTACCGTTCGACGATCTCACGGAAGAAGAAAGAGCGGATTTCGCCGAGCGTGCCGGTCAGAAAATGGCCGAAGCGTTTCAGGACTGGTTTTCAAGACACCCCGAAGAATTCTGAGGGGCAACACGGACAAGCAGTTGAAAGGAGGTATAACCGATGGATTTAATATTTTGGCTTTTCGCGGGCGGATTTACAATTGGTATACTGGCACTTGCCGCAGCGTTTGGCTCGTATCAAGCAATACAGGACAGGCTCGGTGACATAGCCGATGAGCTCAGAAAGAGTAACATCGAGCTTGCAAGAGAGCTTGACAGGAAGAGCATGAAGCTGCGCCGCAGAGATGTTGAGCTTGAGGAGCTCAGACAAAAGCACTTTGAAGCCAATGCAGAAAAAGTCCTGATAAAGGAAAAGAACCCGTCCAGTGACCGCTGAACGAGCTCTGAGAAAGTGAATATGTGTAACTATTCGCTTTCATTATATCACAGAATTAAATTTTGTCAAATGAAAGGATTTGCAATGTTGACTATTGGAAATTTTATACATACAAGAAGAATAGAGTTAGGACTATCTTTAAAAACGGTGGGTGATGCTGTCGGAGTAAGCAAGTCCACGGTGCAAAAATGGGAAACAGGTTTTATTTCCAATATGAGAAGAGACAAAATAATAAGATTAGCTCGCGTATTGCAAGTAGATCCGGCACTTTTAATCCATTTAGATTAAGGCTCGCTTGAGCCTTATATGAAGGCGTAGTCAAACGGTAAGACAACAGACTTTGATCCTGTGATTGTGGGTTCGATCCCCACCGCCTTTGCCAAACCCATAGAAAATCCTCTGGATTGTTACCTCCATATATTTTTCATTCTTTCTATTTTATTAACTCAGAGGTTTGGAACGGACACCGATACAAGTACAGTAAAAAGGGCATTCGGTTGACGGCTCGGAACAGACGAGCAACATGGGAACGTAGTTCAACGGCAGAAGGTTCGCTATATGGACAGATGTGAGTTCGACTCTCACCGTTCCCGCTTGGGTGTTTTCCCATTTTTTTCTCTTTCATAAATGATGAGCCACGACGGATGTGAATATATCATTGCTCTCGGAATCCGTGCGGTGAAAATCCGCAATTTTTTTAGAAAAGGAGGTCAGAACAATGCAGCTTATATCAATGGTTGAAAGAATTCTCGGAGATGAACCGGGTGTTGAAGAATTCACCGATGCTTTTAACAAGGCTCAACAGAAGCTTCACAGAATTATTCAACGTGAGGGCTCCGACGGCGGACTTCGTTTTGGCGGCAGTTATTTTGCACAGCTTATAGCCGAGCAGATAACAGAAAGGAGAGCCTCCGATTTAACGGAAGCTCTCTATAAAAGCAAAAGGCGCACTGCTCACACAGATACGCCCCACATCACATTGACTATTGTATCACTTAATGATCGATAAGTCAAGTAAAGAAAGGATGAAAATTTTGTCAGAAGTAATTGAAACCACTGCGGAACAAATTGTTGATGTTCCGACAGGTAATGATTTAATGGCGGTTACTCAACTGCCGGTTATCACAGAACAGCTCGAATCGCTTACAAATGTAATCAAGGCGAAAGTCGATTATGCACTCAGTCTCAGCGTCACTGAAGAGTCATATCGTGAAATTAAGAGCATAAGAGCCGATCTGAACGCAAATTACAACGACCTTGAACAGCGCAGAAAAGCGATCAAAAAGGCTATCAATGCACCGTATGAGGCGTTTGAAGATGTCTACAAGAGATGTGTTACACAGAACTTCAAGCCTGCGATTGACGAGCTGAGTTCCCGTATTTCAGAGGTTGAAGCAAGATTAAAGGAAGAAAAGAAGCAGAAGGTTCTGCAATATTTCAATGAGTATTGCGAGCACAAAAACATTGATTTCGTTTCGTTCGATTCGCTGGGATTAAAAATCAATATGTCGGGCAGCTTGAAATCTCTTAAGACTGCTGTTACAGAGTTTATCGACCGAGTTTCGGATGATCTTGAAATGATTAAGGTCCAGGAGCATTCGGCAGACATTCTTGTTGAATATAAGAAGTCTTTGAATGTGTCACAAGCAATCCTTACGGTACAGAACAGGATAAAAGCTATCGAAGCGGAAAAGGCAATGATGGCAGAGCGTGAAGCGGCTATGAAAAGTGCCGAAGAGACTGTCGCAAAGGTTGATGAAGTCCTTGAAGAAATTGAACAGGACGAAGCATTTGAGGCTCCCGAACAGCTTCAGATGCCGACAGAAGAACAAATTGAAGAAGCACCGAGAAAGAAATATACGGTTGCGTTCAAGTATTCGACATACGACCTCAATTCAATCAGAGAAATCAAAAACATAATGGAAAGGAACGGAGAATATGAACAACTCTAATGCGGTTGCGGCACCGCAGAAACCAAAATTCAGCGTGGCTATATCTACCGACAAATACCGTAAGCTCATAAATAATACCCTCGGCGATCCGAACAGAGCAAGACGCTTTGTTGCCGCTATTTCATCGGCAGTTGCCGTAAATCCTGCTTTGCAGGAGTGCGAGGCGGGATCGATACTTTCAGGAGCACTTCTCGGCGAAAGTCTTAATCTATCGCCGTCGCCGCAGCTCGGTCAGTATTATCTTGTGCCGTTTAAAAGCAAGGCGAAGAAAGACAGTGAAGGACGTATTATTTCACCCGAATGTACCAAAGCACAGTTTATCCTCGGATATAAGGGATATATTCAGCTTGCAATCAGGAGCGGTCAGTACACTAAAATCAATGTAATTGAGGTAAAGGAAGGCGAGCTTGTTCACTTCGATCCGATAACGGAAGATGTTGATTTGAAACTCATTGATGATTACGAAGCAAGAGAAAAAGCTCCGACTGTCGGCTATTGTGCGACGTTCCAATATCTTAACGGTTTCCGCAAAACGATATATTGGAGCAAAGAAAAGATGCTTTCTCATGCCGATAAATTCAGCCCTGCGTTTTCAAAGGAAAGCTACTACAAAATACAGAACGGTCAGATTTCTGACAGGGATATGTGGAAGTATTCTTCATTCTGGTACAAGAACTTTGACGATATGGCAAAGAAAACAATGCTTCGTCAGCTCATCAGCCGTTGGGGTGTAATGAGCATTGAAATGATTACCGCCTTTGAAAACGATAACAAAGAGATTGAAACTACGGCGAACGGCGATTTTGTTTCATCTGAAACTGAACCAACAGAAACACCGGCATTGAATTCACAGCCGGAGGTGACAGAGGTCGAGGAACAGGTTGACCTCAACAGCCTTGATTAAATATAACATCATTTCCACAGGCTCACAGGGCAATGCGGTCATTATAGAAAAGGTCATACTGATTGACTGCGGTGTAGGTTTTAAAGCCTTAAAACCGTTTTATTCGGATCTGAGATTGGTGCTGTTAACACATATTCATTCGGATCACTTCAACAAGCGGACAATCAGACGTTTAGCGGCAGAAAGGCCGACGTTGCGCTTTGCTTGCTGTAGATGGCTTGTTGAACCCTTGACAGCCTGTGGTGTGTCAAAAAATAACATTGACATTTTGGAGTTTAACAGACTGTACGGATACGGCTTGTGCAACGTTATCCCCGTTCCACTCGTTCACAATGTCCCGAATTGCGGTTGGAAAATACATTTTGCTAAGAAAGGCAAGATGATATATTGCACCGACACGAACAACATGAACGGCATTATGGCTCTTAATTATGACTTGTTTATGATTGAAGCCAACTACGATGAAAACGAAATAGAGGAGAGAATCCGTCAGAAGAAGGAAAACGGCGAATACGCCTACGAACTCCAAGTGATAAAGAACCATTTATCAAAACAAAAATGTGATGATTTCATATACCGTAACATCGGGCCTAACGGCGGTTATGTTTATATGCATCGGCACATAGACAAAGAGGTGAACGGCATTGATAACGACAGCGAAAATACTCAAGGTAGTTGATAATCAGCTTATATTGGCACCGGATGCAGACATTTCAAGAGAAATTGCAAAGAAGCATATAGGAAAGGTTGAAATTCGTTTGAACGATGGAAGAACGATATCCAACGAACAGCGCAAGAAGATATTTGCGATTGTCAGAGATATCGCTATTTGGAGCGGACACGAGCCTGAGTACATAAGAGCTTTTTTAACCTGGGATTTTTGCTTAAAGTCGGGTGTCGATGCCTTTAGCTTATCAGATGTCGATATGACAACAGCAAAGGATTTCATAACATATTTGATTAACTTCTGCTTTTATAACGATGTTCCGACGAAGGACACGCTTCTCAATCAAACTGACGATATCGGGAAGTATCTGTATATGTGCCTTGAGCATCGTAAATGTGCAATCTGCAACAAGCCTGCGGAAGTTCATCACGTTGACCGTATCGGAATGGGCAGAGACCGTGAAAAGATAGTTCACGTTGGCCTTAAAGTAATAGCTTTATGCCGAGAGCATCACGATGAAGCTCATCTCCGAGAGAAAGATCTCTTCAAAGAGTATTTTGTATACGGTATCAAGCTGGACGAATATCTTTGTCGCTGTCTTAATCTCAATACCAAGAAAAGGCGGTGATCGTGTGGCTCGTCCCATAAAGGACGGGGTTGATTATTTTCCCAAAGATACCGATTTCTATCAAGATGATAAGGTAAGGTTGTTAAGGGCAAGATTTGGGCCCAAAGGGATGTATCTGCTCGATTACATCCTCTGCGAGATATATGGCAAAAATGGATACTATATGGAATGGAATGAAAACAAGTGCTTCTTAGTGTCAGACGGTGCGGGTTGTGCTTGTGATTCCGGATTTGTTCAAGAGTTTATAACCGGGTGCCTCCAATGTGCTTTCTTCGATGAAAGCGTGTTTAACGCGTTTGGTGTATTAACGTCTTTGGGTATCCAGCGCCGCTATATAAAAATGCTCAAATGGCGTGAAAAAGTTAAATTGATTTCAGAGTATTGGCTTGTTTCAAAAGAGGATTTTGAAACGATTTCTGCCAACACTCTTAAAAAAGTTGACTTTTTAAGTATTTCCCAACAGGGAAACCCTCAAAAACAACAGGGAAACCCCAAAAAACAAGAGGAAAACTCACAAAGTAAAATAAATAAAAATAAAGTAAATAAAAGTAAAGTAAATAATATTAGCTCGGAGCAAGTCGAGCTTGCAACCGAGCCGACAATAATTGCTTTACCGATGATTGACGGTAATGACTATCCTATATGCCAAAGTCAAATTGATGATTGGGCGGACGTTTTCCCGGCAGTAGACATACTGGCAGACCTAAAGAGGATGAGAGCTTGGCTAAATGCCAATCCGACAAAGCGTAAGACCCCGAGAGGGATAAAAAGGTTCATTGTGACTTGGTTATCAAAAACTCAAGACTCGGGAGGTACAAGAGGATACAGACCGAAGCCGTCATATGATAAAACTGATCCGGCAGCTTATACCGGAGAGGATGACAGCGAGGCGTTTTTAAGATATGCGAGAGAATTGGAAAACACGTAAAAAGATATGTTCTGTTTGCGGCAATGAATATACACAAAGATATATTCCTTACATAAATCTTTGGTGCGGCGAATGCGACTGTGTTATCAACCAAAGAAGAGCAGATGAACAGGAATGGCACGAGGCGCAACGTCAACGCAAGATTGAAAGGAATATTCGTAACAGCAATATTCCGAGGTTATATACCGAAAGTACGTTTGAAACATTTGAAATGAGACCCGAGCTCAAAAGGGCATTTGACATATCAAAGAAATATGCTGAGCTTTTTCCAAAATTAAAAGAAAACGGCAAAGGAATATTGTTTATCGGCAATACGGGCAGCGGTAAAACACACCTTGCAATTGCCATTGCACACGAAGTCCTTAAGCAAGGCTATATTGTCAAATTTGCTTCTCTTACAAATGTAATTGCACAAGCAAATTGTGCAGGCGATTACGGAAAAACGGAAGCGGAAACGATTATGTCACTTTCAAAGTGCAGTTTGCTTATTCTTGACGATATATGCGTAACAAATGTCGGCGACAGATGGAAACGGGTTTTGTTTACGATCATTGATAACCGTGTCAATGGCGTTAAACCTACGATCTTCACCTCAAACATTTCAAACGCCGAGGAAATAAAAACGCTGTTAAACGAACAAATCTATGACAGGATAACAGGTAGCTGCACCACTATCAATGTGACTGCCGAATCCTTCAGAAGAAAGAAGAGATAAATTGACATACGATAATTTTTTAAACAACAAAGTCTGCATTGCGGAGGACAGCGGCTTTGACGTTGCAGACGATGAAATAAATCCAAAATTAAAACCGCACCAGAGAGAAGCCGTCAAGTGGGCTTGTAAGGGCGGCAGACGTGCATTGTTCGAGTCTTTCGGTCTCGGAAAGACGGTACAGGAGCTTGAGTTTTGCCGATTGGTGTTAAAGCATGAGGGCGGCCGAGCGCTGCTTGTTTTGCCACTCGGCGTTAGGCAGGAGTTCACACATGACGCCGTGAATTTACTTGACATCGATCCCCCGAAGTACGTCCGAACAATGGACGAGATCGAAAGCTGTACCGATGAAATATGCATGACAAATTATGAACGTGTCCGTGACGGTGACATTGATCCGAAATACTTCTCATGCATATGCCTTGACGAAGCATCAGTATTGCGCTCGTTCGGTTCTAAAACATATCAGATGTTTTTACCGAAATTCAAGGGTATTAAGTATAAGCTTGTCGCAACGGCAACGCCCGATCCGAATAAATACAAAGAAATAATCCATTATGCCGGATATCTTGAGGTTATGGACACCGGGCAGGCTTTAACAAGATTTTTCAAGCGTGACAGTACCAAGGCGAACAACCTTACGCTTTATCCACACAAGGAACAGGAGTTTTGGCTGTGGGTGTCCTCGTGGGCGCTGTTCCTTAATTCACCGGCTGATCTCGGATTTGATTCGACAGGATACGATTTGCCGCAAATGGATATACGGTATCACAAGCTAACGTCGGAAATCAGATATCAGACCGATCGCAGAAACGGTCAGGTTGAATTTGAACTTGATGCGGCGCAAGGGCTTACACAAGCGGCGAGAGAAAAGCAGGACAGCCTTGAAGCTCGTATAGCTTGCATGAAAGAAATTGTTGACAGCGCACCAAACGACCATTTTATTTTATGGCACGACCTTGAAAGTGAGCGAAAAGCGATTAAAAAAGCTCTGCCGGAAGCTGTTGAGGTTTACGGTTCACAAGATCTCGATATCAGAGAGAAAAACACAATTGACTTTTCTGAGGGCAAAATCAGACTTCTTGCAACAAAAAAGATAATCAGCGGTTCGGGCTGCAATTTTCAGAAGCATTGCCACAGGGCAATATTTGTCGGCATAGATTATAAGTTTAATGATTTTATACAGGCAATACATAGAATTTACCGTTTCTTGCAGACGGAGAAGGTCATTATCGACATTATCTACACCGCAAATGAGCAAAGCATACTCGACGAGCTGCTTGCAAAGTGGGACAGATTTAATTATCAAGCCCGGCAGATGTCCGAGCTTGTCCGTAAAAACGGAATAAGCCATAAAGTTATTATGGAGAAAATGAGAAGGTCAAAAGGAGTAAAAAGAGTGGAAGTCAAGGGCGAAAGATTTACGGCGGTCAATAATGATTGTGTTGAAGAAACGAAGTCAATGCCGGAGAACTCGGTTGATTTGATCCTCAGCTCAATCCCGTTTTCGAATCACTATGAATACACACCGAGCTATAACGATTTCGGACACAATTCCGATAACGATAAATTCTTTGAGCAGATGGATTTCCTTACGCCGGAGCTTTTCAGAATTTTAAAGCCCGGAAGAATTGCGGCGATCCATGTCAAAGACAGAATTCTTTTCGGTAATGCAACCGGTGACGGAATGCCGACGGTTGATCCTTTTAGTGATATGACGGTTATGCATTTCACAAAACACGGCTTCCGTTATATGGGAAGAATAGTTGTGCTGACTGATGTTGTCAGAGAAAACAATCAGACTTACCGTCTCGGCTGGACCGAACAGTGCAAAGACGGCACCAAGATGGGCATCGGCTGTCCCGAATATGTTTTGTTATTCCGAAAGCTGCCGACGGACACCACAAAAGCATACGCGGATACACCTGTCACAAAGGATAAGAAAGACTATACCCGTGCACAATGGCAGCTTGACGCACACGCTTTTTACCGCTCGAGTGGAGATCGTTTGTTGACAAAGGAAGAAATCAAAAAAATGAGCGTTAAGGATATCCAAAAAGCATACAAAAAGCAGTCAATATCTAATGTCTACGATTTTAATCAGCATGTTGCAATGACCGAAGCCCTCGATGATGATGGCAAGCTCCCGGCAACATTTATGATGATGCCGCCTGCTTCGTGGTCGGATCAGATCTGGGATGATATCAATCGTATGCGAACGCTCAATACAACTCAGAGTCAGCGTTGTAAAAATTTGCATGTTTGTCCGCTTCAGCTTGATATCGTTGAAAGAATAATCAACAGATATTCCAATGAGGGCGACCTTGTTCTTGACCCGTTCGGCGGACTTATGACGGTACCGTACACGGCTGTAAAGATGAACCGCCGAGGATACGGAATTGAGCTTAACGCTGATTATTTCCGTGACGGCGTCGGATATCTCAAAAGTGCCGAAGAGCAGTACGACACACCGACTTTATTTGATTTTATAGGTGAAGGAGCGTAAATGTAATTTAGTGATATACAGTTCAAACCAAAAATATTCAAAACCACATCGAGAGGAGAATGACATATGAATAACCTTATATCAGAAGCAAATGATTTGCTAAAGACTGCGGGAATTGAACAGAACCCCGAGTTAGTCAGAAAGGCAGTTAACAAAATTTCAATGCAGATTTCACAGGCGTTAATGCCGCTCAATCCAATGAATTTGCCATTCGTTACAGCGGTTCTTTTGAGTTATACAGAGCTTCTTGAAAAGCAACTCAAACCGGAGCAGTATGAAGCCTTTTTTGCAATGAGACAGATTATGAAAGACGATGCCGAAAAATACACGTTTAAAGTCCCAATAGCAGATATAAGAGGTGAATAACAATGCCGGATGTAATTAACTTGTTTGACTGTGATAAGGATTTCAAAGTGCTTGCGGTTGAGCGCATAAATAAGGAGCAGAAAGACTTTAAAGGCGATAAGTACGGAAATGCAGTATATACATATGTTGCAAATTCGCTCAGAGATTTTTGCAATCAAGATGAACGCTTTGCAGAAGCCGTTGTTAAAAGCAACAGAGGATTTGAGGAGTGTATCAAAAGCATAATGAAGGGCTGCGGTAATGCAATCTCCGATATCGAAGTCTACCGTAGGGCGGCAAAGTTTTTCTTTCCGGACAGCGAAGTGAGCTTCATTATGACGATTAAACTCGGCGAGTTCCCGACGGAAAAATATCTTTCTCAAAAGAGTGTTGTGGAAAGTGAGTCGAAAGTCAGTAAGACAAAGAAGCCCGAACCTAAGCAAAAAGCAACTGTGGAGAAAAAGAAAGATCAAAATATAATTCAACTTTCTCTTTTCGGCGAGGTGTGAATTATGCTGAACAAAAAAGAGCTTAAAAAAATTCCTCTTTGCCCGATTCCGAAAATCGGCAAAAAGGAATTGAAAGACACAAAATTTGTCACCGCAGTAAAGGTCGTCGAAAATCCAAAATGCGGACAAATCTTTGTTGCCGATAATTATAGCATTGATGATAACAAATTGCAAGTAAGATTTTTTGCAGACAGAAAGAACAGCATAGTTTATAAAGTTAAGTCGGATCAATGGGTAGACAAATATTTGACCCCGATGTTTACCGACAAAAACAATTCGTACCGATCTTGCGTTTCGGCTGCGGTCAATGAAGATATTGAAACTGCAAAACGTTTTTTCGACAATCAGTCCGAGTACTTTTATATGTCAAAAACCGGGTGGCAATATTACACTACCCACGGCATAATTGCGGTTATTGACGGAGCGATCCAAAGGCGAAAAGCAGAGAAAAAGCAAGAGGCAAACGACAGAGCGGAGGGCTTGTTTGAAGAAAGACGGCACTGGTTCCCGAAGTATAACGACAAGGTAAAAAAATTCTGCAATGATGTCGCTTTTAAAGAAACCTATATATTTTTCTCAAACAAGGGTTCTGACCATACACGAAAATGTACCTGTTCCCGATGCGGCAAATCGTGGACAACAAAAGAAAAGGTTAAACATAAGTCGGAAACAATATGCCCCAAATGCAAAAGTAAGGCTTTGTTGTGGGCAGAGCGATATGAACACTGTATAAAGAACAAAACAACTATCGTAACACCCAATAAAAAGGCAAATCAGCTTATTTTACGTTGGACGGTAGCTACAAGACGGTTCGGAGGGTTAAAGTCTTTAATCGCCTTTGAGGACGATGCTTACACGTTTTATCTGAATGAAAATGGCAAACAGAAAATAGTTTCATATTTCAAAACCAACAATTATTATGCAAGTGGAGAGTTCACAAAGGCTTTTATCAATCAAACTTGCCGCCATGATGCCTATGTTTATACCGGAGATTTGAAACGGACATTCAGCTATAAGTATTACAATGTTAATTTTTCGGAAGTGTTAAAGGCCCAAAACAGTCCAATGAACTTCATCGGACTTTTAGATAATTTGAAGAACTATCCGCAAACCGAATATCTTTGCAAAATGGGATTGGCATCGTTAGCGTCTTATTTTACTCAAACTGATTTTTTAAATGATGGTTGCAGGATAAAAAGGCAATATCTTGATATGTACCGTAATATGGGCGTGACTGCTTTTGAGCACAGGATTATAAACAGCACAGATAGGTTTGTTCACGAAAACGATTTAAAAGAGATAAGAAGGTTACACAAAGCCGGAATGACGTATGAATGTCTGCAACAGGCTGTTCAATATCAAAGACCTGACATATTGCATGATTATATCTTACGTCAAAAAGATGTAACGGGTGCTCCGATTTCACACATAAATTATTGGCTTAGGGATTACTACAATATGTGTGACAGCCTTGATGTTCCGATAATGGGGCAGACCGCAAGACCGAAAAATTTAAAGAAAGCTCACGATATAATCCTCAAAAGATACAATGAGGTTAAAAATCAGATTGATGCAGAAAAAAGCAAGGCGGCATTAGAAATTGTAAATCAATGGTTTAAAGGCTATGAAAAAGACGGTATGTGCATACAAGTTCCGCACGAAAGAGCTGACTTCATTCGTGAGGGACAGGCACTCAGCCATTGCGTAGGAAACGAACGTTACTATAAAAATCATATTGCAGGAACGCAAATGATATTTTTTATTCGCAAAGCGTCGTTGCCGGACAAGCCTTTTGTAACCTGCGAAATTGATATGCGTACCGGAATGGTTCTTCAATGCTACGGTTTCGGGGATTCTGTTCCGCCGAAAGAAGTAAAAAGATTTGCAAAAGACTTCGCAAGGTTTATCCAATCTCGGATTTCAGTTGTAAGAAAGGCGGGATGATTTTGATACAAAGAATATATCCGCAAAAAGCCGGTGCCTTAAATGAAGCCGAACGGCTTGAAATAGCAAAACTGCTTATAAAGGCAGGATATGCCGTAAAAATCGGAACTGAAAAACCGAAAAATACAAACGTTTATTTCATTGAATATTGGGATGAACAGACAAAGAATGATACATAAAAGGAGTGTACATATATGAAAGTCGAAAAGACTGAAATTGCAACAAAATTGAAAAAGCTGAAAGGTTTTGTGAAGTCCGAAAAAGAAACGGTATCGGGCATTCTTTACAAAGACGGAATGCTAATTGCTTCCGACGGTGAGGTGATAGCAAAAGCTATATTGGAATGTCAGCCTGCACTGGATGAAACATTTGTGATACCGATAACGGTAGTCAATTTTATTGATAAACTCCCACAGGGAGTCGCAGAGATTACAGCGGATAAATCAACCGTTAAAATTAAATGCGGCAAAGCAAAAGGAACATTTGCAAACGTATCAGTTTTTGGGGGATTTGATGATGAGACGAAGTGGACTGCGGTATTCTCGGATGAAAACGGTGAGGTCTTTGAGAAAATCAAAGAAGTTATTCACTGTTCATCAAAAGATGCAAACGGATCAAACGTAACGGTCAAAGGTGTGTATTTTGACACATCGGATGGGGAAGCGTCAATTGTAGCATGTGACGGATTCAGAGCTGCGATATCACATTGCAAATGCCGGTCTGAGGCAAAGCCTATTTTGGCTCTCGCTGCGACGTTTCAAAAGATTATGCCGTTACATAATGGTGAGCCGACAGAAGTCTTTACATCAGGAAACAAAGCGATGTTCAAATTCGGTGACTATGAGATAATCACCAAACAGTTGAGCGGAACTTTTTTGGATTATAAAAAGATATTCACAACTGAACCCGGAAAGGCGGTTTTCAAAATATCAAGGAGCGGCGCTTTGGATATTCTGAGCAGAGCAGAAGCCTGTATCGGAGGAACACAAATTCCTGTTATGCTTACTGCTTCGGAAGATAAAACTGTTACTTTCAGCGTTCTATCGGCAACAACGGAATTTAATGAGTCAGCCGAGATTGACGGCGTTATCACAGAGACGATTGAAATAGCTTTCAATCCAAGATATCTGATTGACTGCATAAAAGCATTTCCAAAAGAGCAAATCGAAATGACTCTTTACGGCCCGACACGCTTTGCTATGTTTTCTGCAGGAGAACTTCAACAGATTATACTTCCAGTCAGAACAAGGAGAAATAAATAATGGCGGACATAAATACAGCGACATTCACCGGTCGACTTGGCTCGGACATTGAGCTTAAATGCACACAGTCAGGCGCTTCGGTCTGTTCGTTCTCTATTGCCGTTGAGAGGCGAAAAGGTAAGGACGAAGAAACAGCAACGGTAGATTGGATTGACTGCGTTGCGTGGAGATCAACAGCCGAATATTTGTCAACATATTACGGAAAAGGCAGAAAAATCGGTGTTTCGGGAAGACTTCAAACCCGTATATGGGAAGATAAAAACGGACAGAAAAGAAAATCTGTTGAGCTTATCGTTGAAAGCGTAACACCTTGTGACAGCAAGAGGTCAGATGCAGCGGAACAGAATGTTGCAAATATAGATCATTCCGATTTTGAGGAAATTCCGGGCGAAGATGATTTTCCGTTTTAATTTGAAAAGCCCCCATCTGAAAAGGTGGGGCAGAAAGGAAAAAACAATGATTTTTGAATTTAATATTATGAGCTTCGTTTTCGGCGGATTTTTCGCTTACGGACTCTTAGGTATAGGTTTAGTTGTATATTGCTTGATCTGCGGAGGAAAAGACGATGACAAGTAATGCAAATTGGCAGGGCAACTTGTTAATAAACAACAAGCGCGAAATCCTTGCCGGAGTTATTCGTAATAGCGGTGGATTTGTCGTTGTTGCATTCAGGTCAAAGAGCTATATTGACTTTGACGGATTTCAAACTTTAGAAGACGCAAGATGCTTTGCGGAAAGGGCGGTCGGATAATATGAAGCTACATACTGTATCGGATGTTTTTGAGCTTATGGGTACTGAAATACGTCTTGTTGGAGGAAACGGCTGGTCGAGTCCGATTTTTAAGGTTATCAGCAATTATTCAGCAACTCAATGTGAGCGAACTTTTGTTTTTCCACCGGAACACAACGTATTTAAGGCGTTGCAGAGAAATCCAAATGTTTTTATTTCAACGGGCGACAGTCTACTAACAATTTTTGATTGCGGTGAAATACTTGACTGCGGAAGAGTTGTTGCATCGTGGGCAAAAGTTGAGGGGGTTCAAAAATGACTGAACGTGAAACACAGAAAAAGATAATTCTTGAGCATCTGTCAGCAGGTGAAAAACTGACACCTGCCGACGCATTCAGACTTACAGGGTCAACACGTCTGTCTGCTCGCATATATGACCTCCGACGTGACGGACATGTTATCAACACTGAAATGATAACGATTCGCAACCGCTTTGGCAGAACGGCAACGGTCGCACAGTACAGCATGGAGGCGAACTCTATTGAGCAAGTACAATAATCAAAAAATCAGAGTAGGCGGAGAAGTGTTTGACAGCAAGCGTGAATATAACCGTTGGTGCGAATTGCGCTTGCTTGAGCGCTCCGGCATAATCTGCAACTTACAACGACAGGTGAAATTCCGCTTGATTGACAGTCAGAAAACGCCGGAGCGAACAGAACGCCCGTGTGATTACATAGCTGATTTTGTGTACTATGAAAACGGTAGCCGTGTTGTTGAGGACTGTAAAGGAATGAGAACCGACGTGTATAAAATCAAACGTAAACTTATGCTTGAAAAATATAACATCTCGATAAAGGAGTCTTGACTATGAATACTAAAAAGATGGCTTGAACGGGAGGTTAAAGAATGAACAAAACTATTGTAAACGGTGCGGACAGGCTTTGGATTGGAGTGAGGAAGAATGACCGATAAGAAATTTACTGATGAGGAAATTATAAGGAATTACGAATGGTGTATTGGTTGTACATCAGATAGATGCAGAGAATGTACAATGGACGAAGAAGGTTTTTGCGAAGAAGAATTACAAGATTTAGTTCTTGACCTTATCAAACGTCAAAAAGCTGAGATTGAGAAGCTGAAAGGTTCAACAATAGTCAGCAACATTATGGAAAGTCAGAGAATTAAAAGAGAAGCAAAAGCTGAAGCCGAAGCATACAAGGAGTTCGCGAAGAGGTTGAAAATATATTCATGCCGATTAAAAGACGGTCATGATATGGTTGACACGATTTGTATTGACAATCTCTTAAAAGAAATGGTTGGTGAAAACAATGAGAGAAATATTGTTTAGGGGTAAAAACTTGCTTGGCAAATGGATTGAGGGAGATTTACTTCAATATCTTGGCTGTGAAAAGAAGCATATAGTTCGACACAGCACGGGTGCAGGCGGGCAAGAAGTTATACCCTCGACCATAGGAGAATACACAGGGCTAAAAGATAAGAACGGCAAACGAATTTTTGAGGGTGATATTGTAACTATGCCAAGATATGGCAGTGGCAAACATAAAAGCGTTGTTTATTTTAAAAATGGCAAATTTGCTGTTAATGGTTCAAATTATAATTTTAAAGATATTTGTCCCAGAAATATGGAAGTCATCGGAAATATTTACGATAACCCTGAATTTTTAGGAGGTGTAAACAATGGCTGATAATAAAGGTTGCGAATATTGCGAAGGCAGAGCGTACACTAAAAAGCCGTTTACTGTTGATTATTCGATGAAAACGATAAACGGTAACTGGTTGCCGAGAAAGGACGGAGACGTATGAGCATAGTGCTATTTGCAATGATTGGAGCGGCGATTGACGCAGGAACCTTTTACTGGGTTATGTTTGCAATATATTGTTTGTTTCAGGTCATCGGATGGATAACGAAAGATTGAAAAACCGAAAGGAGCTAAACGTGAATTTCAACGATTCTCACATTCCGATTTGCAATGTGAATTTTATAAACGGCATAAACACATCACAGGTTTTTTATTGCCCAAATTGCGGTAAAAGGCTCAAAGTAAATCAAAGACAATGTGAATGCGGGCAACTGCTCAGATGGGATATCGAAGGAGGAAAGACAATGCAGTTAAGCGATATCGTGAAACTTGCGGCAAAAGTCGGAGCGGAGGCGGCAACGGCGGAAGCTGCACGAAAAGAGAATCAGCGGCAGAAAGAACTGAAAGACAGACGGCTTTATAACACAAAGCTCTTGCTTACAAATTACCGTGAGTTTAAGGCTTGCAGTAAAGAAGCTATTTTCAAGGCTTCGCAGGCGGAGGAGCTTATCAGTGTGCTTGATTTGATGTGGGACCCGAACAATCGAACCGATGCAGTGGTTGAGAGCATAAAGAAGTCAGCGATAAAGACGAAGATCATTATGACACACATTGACGCTATGCTGTCGGTGTACGGTGAGATCGTTGCGGTTTCGGATAACGATATTGACCGCCGCCGGTACTACATAATGAAAGCAAGATATATTGATGATGAAGCTCGAAGTATACAGAGCCTTGCGAAAAAGTATTTCATTGATGAACGAACCGTTTACTTTGATCTCGATATCGCCATAGACAAGATGTCAAAGCTCCTTTTCGGCATCGAAACGATACGCAATGATTGAACTTCAAAATGTCTTCATTGACTATTCAGAAGCGGTGTAGTATAATGATATCGTAAAATTTTATGTTGAGAGAAGCACTGCGGATTGTATGGTTCGCAGTGCTTTTTTGGTGTATGATGAATTCTGAATTGATAAGTGCAAAGAACATAATTGTTGCAGGTGAATATGATTTTCCCGTTATGAGAAAATGCAGGGCAATTCCAAATCGGTTATTGCCGTTTAACTATGCAAAAACAGCTAAAGATTATGATTGCTGGCTTCATTTCTTTATAGACGATTATCAATTTGAGAGACTTTGGAACAGCCCTCAAAGATATTTACCTCTTATTAAGAAGTTTAACGGAATCTTGGCTCCCGATTTTTCCTTGTTTTCGGATATGCCGAAATCTCAGCAAATATATAATTGCTGGCGAAACAGAGTTTTGTCTGCATGGTTGCAGGATAACGGAATCGAAGTAATACCTGTGATTGAGTGGAGCGATAGAAAGTCGTTGGAATGGTGTTTGGACGGAATACCACTGAACAGTACAATTGCCGTTCAGACAAACGGATGCTTTAAGAGTTCGGCTACAAAGTTGAGTTTCATAAAAGGAATGGATTATGTATGTGAAAAGTTGATGCCAACGTCTTTAATTATATATGGCAGGGGAAACGAATACAAAAACTATTTTCCAAACGTACATTTATTTGAATCCTATTGTCAAAATTTGAAAAAGAGGTTATAATATGGGTGGCGAAAAAGATTATTTGGAGTCCGGAGGATTTTCAAAGTATGAGTATAGAGAGATCGGGTATACAGATAATGGTATAAAAATTATACAGAAAAAGCACGGTAAAGCCAATACTCCGATGAAATCAAACACTCCAAATACAAATTATGCAAAGATAAACGATAGATCTAAAGAACTGGATCAAGTGACATCTTACAAAGGCAGGCAGAAGCAGAAAGACATTGACACAGGCCATATCCACGTTAATCCTGGGGATAAGCGCAGATTTGAAAAAGAAAACATACATGTGCACGACTATGTGAACGGCAAAAGACTACAGAATGCGCGCAGTCCATCAAAAAAGGAAAAACGTATGATAATGATTGCCAGATATGGAGGGGAAAAGTGAAGTATTTAGGATTTGAAAGCCTTGAAGAAATGGATGAGGCCATCAATTGCGGCGGATTTGACATGGTACAAGGTGACCAGGGTGTCTACTTTGATGTTGACGGCTGGGGTTACCGTGTTTATGAAGATGGTGTTGACAGACCGTATATGGACAACCATTATGCGACACTTCAGGAAATGATTGATAACTACGTTTTCCCGGACGGAACTCCGCTAAAGGGATTGGTTGACGGAACTATTCCTGAAACAGGCGATGAATAAACAAATTGAATGATTATGAAGCAGACAGAATTACGCTGTCTGCTTTTTCTTTTGCGAGACTAAACAATAGCGAGGTGGTGAAAGTGACTTGAAAACCAAAAGCCCCGAAAGGGAGAAAGCACGTAAATTGTACCTTAAAAGCAATAAGACAGCAAAGAACAAAGAGATAGCCGAAAAACTTGGCGTTTCGGCATCGCTTGTTGCGAAATGGAAGAGCCAGGACAAATGGGACAGCGAAGATTTACCGAAAGAAAAGGTAAAAAGTAAAAGCAAAGGTAAAAACAAATCAAAAGGTAAACCGGGAGCTCCTTTTGGTAATCATAACGCTTTCGCAAAAACAAGCGGCGCGCCTCCCGGAAACTCATATGGACTTAAACACGGCGGTTACAGCCAAGTGTATTGGGATACGATAGACGAGGCTGAGCGAGAAATGATACAGAATATGCCAAAAGACGAAGAGACAATGCTGCTCGATCAGATCAAGCTGTTTTCGGTAAGAGAACGGCGCATAATGCAGGCTATTGAAAAGGTAAAAGGTAAAGACGAGCAGCTGACAAATACAACGGTAAAGACGGAAGTACGGATGTATAACGACAGCAACGAGACGGAGGACGAAAGCCCAAAACCATATACTTTGGTAACGTCAACCGAGAATAAACATAATGTTGTGGCAAGGCTTGAGGATGAGCTGACAAGAGTACAAAGGGCTAAAAGCCAAGCAATAGCGACACTTTCAAAATTGAATATCGAAAAACAAAAAATTGCACTCATAAAGGAAAAGGACGATGTGGAAATCGAAGATACATCAGAAACGGATGCGGTGATATATGGCGAAAACATTTCATCAGAGCAAAACCATTCCGTATAACTTTGGGCAGAAACACATCGACTATATCCGAAAGAGTGCAAATTGTATTTATAACATAGCTGAGGGCGCAGTTCGTGCAGGAAAGACGATAGACAATGTTTACGCTTTCGCTCACGAGCTCTGCACAACACCCGATAAGATCCATCTTGCAACAGGCTCGACGGCGGCGAACGCAAAGCTGAATATAGGCGATGCGAACGGCTTCGGGCTTGAATACTATTTCAGAGGCCAGTGCCGATGGGGCAAATATAAGGGCAATGAATGTCTCGTTATACAAGGGCCGTCAACCGGATACAAGCAGAAGGTTGTTATCTTTTCAGGCGGGGCGCTTGCAAACAGCTATAAGAAAATTAGAGGAAATTCGTACGGAATGTGGATTGCGACAGAGATCAATCTGCATCACGACGATACGATAAAAGAAGCGTTTAACCGTACGCTTGCGTCGAAGCGGCGTAAATTCTTTTGGGATTTAAACCCTGATAACCCGAATGCGCCGATTTATGTCGACTACATAGACAAGTATCGCAAAAAAGATGCCGACGGCACACTGCTCGGCGGTGTAAACTATGAGCATTTCACAATCTTTGATAACATAAACATTTCCGAGGCTTCACGGCAAGCGACAATAAGCCAGTATGATGTCGGATCGTTATGGTACCGACGTGACATTGAGGGCGAGCGTTGTATTGCCGAGGGCCTCGTTTATGCTTTATTTGACGAGAAAAGGCATATAGTTGACGATATACTTCCACCGAGCCCCCGACATCGTTATTTTGTTTCGATCGACTACGGTACAGTCAATCCTTTTGCTGCAGGCTTGTGGGACGTTGACGAAGTCAATAAAACAGCGACAATGCTTCGGGAACTGTATTATTCCGGCAGCAGCAACAACCGAAAGAGCGATGAGGAATATTACAAAATGCTTGATGAGTTCATCGGCGAATATGACGTCGAGTGGATCGTAATAGATCCGTCGGCTTCTTCGATGATAGAAGCGATAACAAGGCACGGAAAATATATCTGTGTCGGAGGTCAGAATGATGTCAGAAACGGTATTCAATGTGTTACACGTTTTTTGAGAGCCGGAAATCTGCGGTTCAGTAGAAGCTGTGAGAACACATTCAGAGAATTTAGGTCGTATTGCTGGGATAAGGAAGCAAGCGAGAAAAACGGCAAGGACGAAGTAATTAAGAGGAACGATCATGCAATGGATATGATTCGTTACTTCTGTTATACGACCCTCAGAACAATATTCTGGTGGGTTACAGGAGAATAAGAGGCGGTGAATAATATGAGCTTTGGTTCTCGTCTCATAGGGAGGATCAGAAGAATGTTTAATTTAACAATGAAGAATGCTTCGGAGGCGTTCGGTATAGATATCATCCATTCACCGGAAATGTATGCGGCACAAAGCAAGTGGAACTCCATTATTACGGGTATTCCGCCTTGGCTTGATGCTGAGGATGATATTGAAACGGTAAATCTTGCTTTGCTTATGTGCAATACAAGAGCAAGGCTGACAACGCTCGATATAGGCGTTGCAATGAGCCAATCTCCGAGAACAGAATACATGCAAAGCGTAGCTGATAATCTGTTATCAAAGGTCGGGGAGAAGCTGTCAAGAGGGCTTGCTCTCGGCGGAATGATGATTAAGTATAACGGTGAGTCTTGGGACATAATGTACCCCGGGCAGTTTGCTGTTACGGATAAGGACAGCAACGGCAATATACAGGGCGCGATTTTTTCGGTTCAAAAGGTTCAGGGCGATTCTATATATACAAGGCTCGAATGGCACAGATTTGAGCAAAGCGGAACCGGTAAGACTTATCGAATTACAAACAAGGTGTTCAAAAGTCCTTTGAACGGTAATGATGAGCAACTCGGCAAACCTGTTAAGCTCAATGCTGTTGAAGCGTGGAAAGACATTGAGCCCGAAGTAAGAATAGCAAATCTCGATAAACCGTTATTTGCCTATTTCAGAGTGCCTGGGGATAATTTCATTGACGAATCGTCTCCGCTCGGTGCTTCGGCGTTTGCGGGAGCGATATCTGAGCTTAAAGCGGTTGATGTCGCAATCAGCCGTAAGAATGCAGAAGTTGAGGACAGCAAGCATATTACTTTTGTCTCACAGGTTGCTATTCAATCGGCACAAAAGCAGGGAACGAAACTTCCAAGGTTCGTTAAGGGGCTCGGTGTCGGAATTAACGCCAATGAAAACTCGGCTATACATGAGCACGTTCCAACAATGCTGACGGATCAGCGCATTAAGGATATCAACTTTAACCTTTCACTGGCAGGAACAAAATGCGGCTTCTCTGAGGGCACATTTGTTATGGACGGTCAGACGGGTATGATTACAGCAACACAGGTTGAAGCCGATGACCGTGACACAATTCAGCTAATAAAAGATACCCGTGACGCCCTCAGACTCGCACTCGATCAGGCACTTTACGGTGCAGATCAGATTATAACGCTTTATAACCTTGCTCCGCTCGGACTTTATGATATTGATTACAATTTCGGCGATATTACATACAGCTATGAAGAGGACAAGGCTTCGTGGAAGCAATATGTAATTCAAGGCTGGGTTCCCGCTTGGAAGTATTTTGTAAAGTTTGAAGGTATGAGCGAGGAAGAAGCAAAGGCTCTTGTTGCAGAAGCACAATCGGCAAAGAAAGGCTTGTTTGAGGAGTGATATAAATGCTTACTCCCGAAGAATTGGCAATCATTGCCGAGACAATGCAGCCGCACCTTGATGAACTGAATATGTGGATATCGCAAGATATGATTCGCCGCTTTATGGCTCGAATGGGACGTGGTGAAAAGAACCTTTTGAGCGGTACTGATGAATGGCAGGCGCAGGTTTATAAAGAAGCAGGCGGCTTATTCGAGGATTTACAAAAAGAATTACATAAGTTTACCGGCAAATCGGAAGATGAAATTAAGGCGATATTTGAAGATGCGGGTATAAGAGCTTGGAATGCAGACGACATTTTCTATGTTGCACAGGGCTTTGAATCCGTTCCGCTGTTAAGTTCCGAGCGAATGATGAACATATTGACAGATTGTTATCAAAGAACCAACAATGAGGTCTACAACTTTACGAGAACGACAGCAAACGAGACTCAGCGGCGGTTTATCAAACTGCTTGATTCAACGCATATGAAAGTAATGAGCGGCGCACAATCCTATACTGCGGCGGTAAAAGAAGCTGTCAGCGAGCTCGCAAGCACGCAAACAGAAGTTATTTATCCGTCGGGACATAAAGATACAATTGAAACAGCGGTTCTCAGAGCCGTAAGAACGGGCGTTGCACAGGCAAGCGGCAATATGACGCTGCAGGGAATGGAAGAACGTGACTGGGATTTGATAAGAGTCTCGGCTCATCTCGGCGCACGTTACGGTGACGGCGGCGAAAATCCGGGTAATCATTACTGGTGGCAAGGCAAACTATACAGCAGAACGGGCAGAGATAAGCGTTATCCCGACTTTATATCATCAACAGGCTACGGCTCGGGTGAGGGCCTGTGCGGTTGGAATTGCCGTCACTCATACGGCCCGGGGGAGCCCGATCATAATCCTTACAAGGAATATGATGCAGAGGAAAATAAGAAAGCCTATGATCTCTCGCAAAAGCAGAGAAAGATTGAGCGTATTATCCGAGCTGACAAGCTGAAGGTTAAAGGACTTCGAGAAGCAATCGACTGTGCAGAGGATAAGACTTTAAAAAAAGAACTGTCAGAGGACTACGAAAAAGCTTCTGCAAGGCTTTCAATGCATAATGCAGAATATAACCACTTTTGCGAAAGCAACGGTCTGAAACGCTATGATGACAGATTATCAATAGCCAAGTGGAACAGGTCGGAGGCTATGAAAGCGGTACATGCTGCAAAATATTATAATGCAACAGAAGCGTTGAAAAAGATGCGTGAAAGTGGTATAATAAGAACAACAGGGAAGTACACAAAAGATTTTATTGTCCCTCAAAACCTTAATTTCGAGGGAACACATTTAGTTGCGAGAATGAAAGAGAGAAATCTATCTGAGGAGTACATATATGATATAATAAATAATCCTAATGCGGTTCTTTCAACCAGACGAGGAAAACAATATGTATTTTATTCAGAAAAGGGATTCGCAGCTGTAAATGTTGATGGCAAGATTCAGACGGCAGGTCATTTGGATGTAGGCGGCAACAGCATCTTGGAGGTGGCAAAAAAATATGGCATATACAGAAAAAGACACAAAGCGGAATGATGAAAAAGAGTATTGCAAAATCTTTAACCGTGAGATAGATTCGGGGTTATGTTGGGAAATATCCAATATTGGCAATGATAGTTTGCAATTACCTCAAGACCTCATTCCGCCTTGCGGTTGGGATGAAGCTCATAAAATATGTGACAAGTGCCCCGTATACCTTGAAATGTTAGAATGATGCTGACTATCCGGCTTAAATGATGACCGCCATACTTCAATATGGCGGCTTTTCTATACCTTAAAACGATAAAACAGGAGGTTTAACTTGAAAATTTATATATCACAACCTATGAAAGGTAAATCGGATGAGCTTGTTGCCGCCGAAAGAAAACTGATTATTGAACGGGTCAAGTCAATGTACGGTTATGACGTTGAAATCCTTGACAGCCTTTTCAATGATTATAATACATCACATATAAAGCATCCGCCGGTTGCGTTCCTCGGAAGATCTCTTGAGGTCCTTGCACAGGCGGATGTTGCCTTTTTCTCGAGCGGTTGGAAATCAGCAAGAGGCTGCCGTATCGAATATGACGTGGCACGGCTTTACGGCATCAGAGTAACCGGTGATGCATCGTGATCTGTCCTTATATTAAACCGACAGAGATTGAAACTCAATCGTGGTTTCAAAATGCCGATCCATCAACACAGACATTAACGGATGGAGTAACGGTAACATCAAGTACAGTTGTTCCTCAGAAATGCAGGGAGAATGATTGTGCTGTATGGTATGACGGCAGATGTCATTATAACAAGTAAATATTTATAATTACGCTCTGTTTTTGCAGGGCGTTTTTTATGCCCTTTTTTAGAAAGCGTCGGGGCAGAACCGGCAAAGGGCACCATTATCAGACTGTCGGCGGTCTTAATAATGCCGAAATCCGCAGGGTGCGAGCATCATCCTTAACAACTGCTTAGCGGATAACAGGAGGTTTTTGTAATGAAAACTGAAGAACTCAAGGCTCTCGGTCTTTCCGATGAGCAGGTAAGAAGCGTTTTTGAGCTTAATGGTAAGGAAATCGATAAGCAGAAGAAACGCATTGCTGAGCTGGAAGCAGATCTCGAGAATGCAAATGAACAGTTCAAGCAGGCAGATGAAACTCTGAAAAAGTTCGGCGATATGACGCCCGACAAGTATCAGGAAGAGCTTGAAAAGTACAAGAAGGCGGCAGAAGATGCAAAGTCCGAGTATGAAAGCAAGCTCACACGAAGAGATCAGTCGGAATGGATTGATCAGAAACTGGACGAATACGGAGTAGCTTCACCGTATGCCCGTAAACAGCTCAAGGCAGAGTGCTTGTCTGAGGATAGCGGACTTAAATGGAAGGATAATACCTTTTTTGGCTTTGACGACTTTATGAAAGCGGCAAAGAAGAATGACAACGGTCTTTATCTTTCGGAAGAAGAGAAGCAGGCTGCGGCAAAAGAAAGTGCCGCAAAGGAAAAGGCGGCGAGGTTTACCGGACCAATGCAAGGTGACGGCACAGGGACGGGAACAAAAGCCAAAATACCGCCTAAGATTTTTTAAATTAAGAAAGGATTGATATTTTATGTCACGTATCACAGCATTGTCAATGTTGACAGAAGCAGAGGGCAAGGCTTATCTTGCCGAACGTTACGGTGCAGTTATTGAGGGACTTCAAAAGTCGCTCGTTTCCGCATCAATGAAAAACAAGGAGCTCTCGGGCGATCCCGACGCAGGTTCACTTGAAGCAAAGAGATTTGTAAATGCCAGCGCAAAGGCCTACGGTACTGCGAGAACAGCAGGTAAGGGCGATAAGGTAAAGGCTCAGGCGGTTACAGTCCCGCTTGACCAGGACAAGGAGATTATCGAGGAGCTTGCGGAGAAGGACGTACGTCTTTTGGGCGTTGAGGGTGTAATCAACCGCAGAACAAACAACCACGTTCTTGTTATGAACTCAGAGCTTGACAAGAAGTTCTTCGCTTGCGCCGCAGACAACGCAGCAAGCGTTAATCTTACGGGATATGACAAGATCGAGAATAAGCTCGAAGCATTTATCCAGGAGCTTGAAACAACTCAGAATGATTTCGTTGACGGTATTCCCCGTGAGATTATGAGACTTGTTCTTTCCCCGAAGTATTACGGACTTATCCGTAATCAGCTTGATAAGCAGGAGAGAGCGAATGTCGACACAGGTACAGAGTCGTTTGATGTATGGCACGGCGTTGAAACCCAGTCTTGCGTTCATCTTCCTACAGGTGTTGACGCTGTTATTATGGCTGACGGTGCGGTTGCACAGCCCGTTTATTCCAACGGCTATAAGGCAGAGAAAATTCCTCTTTCGGACGACTATGCCGTTGAGCTGTTCTTCCATTACGGCACCAAGGCGGTTACCCCCGACCTCATTTTCAAGCCGGCAACGTTTACAAAGGTCAATACAGCTTCGGAGACCTATGACAGCTCCAAGACGTATTACACCGAGTCGAACGGCGTTTACACGGTAGCCGAGATTACCTCTTTTGCTTCGGGTACTACTTATTACACGATGAACTGAGGTGACGGCAATGCTCTTTATGAATAAGCGGACGGGAAATATCCTTTCCGCTACAAACAAAACGAGCATAGCTATGATGCAGGCTTCGGAGAACTATACAGAGTATAAAGCCACACCGAAGCCTGCCAAGAACGGCAGAAAGAAGAAGCCGGCAAAGGAGGGCTGAGTATGTTGTATTCTACAAGTCAATTCTATGTTGAAGAATACTTCGGGAATGAAATCCCCTTGGACGATATAAACAAGTATTTGAGCCGTGCTTCTGATGAGCTTGACACGCTCACATACGGTCGTTTAATCAAAGCCTATCCTACGGAACAGATATACGATAAAAAAGTTCAGAAAGCCGTTTGTGCGGTTGCTGAGTGCATTTACAAGATAGAGGAACAGCGCAAAGCGGTTGCGTCAAGGCTTGATACTGACGGAAAATACACGGGACCGATATCCTCAATAAAAGCAGGGGAAGAATCGGTCTCGTATGCTTCCGTGAACAACAGTTCGTCTGTGTATTCCGCTGCGGCCGCAAGCAAGGAAGTACAAAATCAGCTGATAGCTGGAACTGCGGCACGGTATATCGCAAATGTTCCTGATGCGAACGGAATCAACCTGTTGTATGCAGGCGGTGAAGCCTATGTTTGACAAAACTATAACTCTTTTTAATCATCTTGACGGTCAATGGCTTGTTTCCGTAATTCCCGGTGTATCACTTGTTGAAAAGAAATCGAGCGAGCTAAAGTCGGGAGAAACCAACAACGGCGATACGGTTAAAATGCTGATACAAAGCGACAAGGAACAGCAAATCAGAACGACAGACGGATTGAAGCGATACGCTCAGCCGAAAATGTTTAAAGGATCGGATGAGATAACGTTTGATCTTGCGAAAGATTTCTTTTATGTCGGTGATTGGAACGATGTCAAGACTGTCTCCGACTCGGACTATGAAAACGGACTTTATAACGCAATGAACGACGCATACGACGGAGTGTATCTCATTTCATCGTGTGCGTTTTATTCTCTGCTTCCTCATTTTGAGATAGGGGGTAGGTAATATGAGCGATATAAGTCATTTTAAAGGGATATCGGTTGTTCACGGTGATATCAAAGTGAATATTGACCTTGATAGATTTTCCAAGCAATTCGAAAGGGCGCAAGATGAGCTTGATAATATGGTCTTATTGTCGTGTATTGACTATGTTCCAATGAGGACGGCGCTTTTGCGGCAAAGGTCGTATGTAGAGGGTCCTGGAAGAGTTGTTTTTCCGGGTCCTTATGCAAGGTTTTTGTATATGGGAAAAGTTATGGTTGATCCTGATACAGGAAGCCCTTGGGCAAGAAAGGATGCTAAAAAGGTCTTAACGGAACGCAAATTGACGTACGGCCAACCGGGAACAGGCGATCATTGGTTTGATCTTGCAAAAGTGCAACACGGGAAATACTGGATAAAAAGAGTTAAAGAAATAGGAGGCGGCGGATAATGTTACCTAAACCGCAAGAAACAATTAAAGTTGACGTTGAGGGCTCAGAGGCAGTTTCTACAGTTCTTTTGCAGCTTATAAATGAATTCCCGGGCAAGGCTGAGAAAATTGCTTTTTCAAGTCTTAGTGAAACATCAGGTATAAGTTTGTTTCCGACGGCGGGTTCCTCTGTCTTATACGAAGAAACGGACATTTGCGGTCACGTAACGCAGATATGCCAATATCCGTTCAGCGTGGTTTACCGCTGTTCACCGTCAACAGAGCAAATGAGAATAAAAATTAAGGAGTTTCTTGACCTGCTCGGTAAATGGCTTGAAAAGCAGGACGTCATTGTTGACGGTAAAACATACAAGCTCGAAGAATATCCAGCCTTATCGGCAGGAAACAGAATTATCCAGTCTATAAGCCGTACCAATGTTGCACACCTTACGGCAACATATCAAGACGGTATAGAAGATTGGGAAGTGTCGATGACACTTAAATATGAAAACGAATATGACGAATAGGAGTGTGACTTTAATGGAAAAAGTAAAATCCAGTAAGTCGGCGGTGCTGCTTAATATCGGCACGGCGGCATCACCGGACTACAAGCGTATCGGTAAGGGTGTAACGTCATTGCCGATAAGCTATAATCCGAAAACCACAACGGAAACATACGTTGACGAGGACAATGCGACAACCTCGGTTGACAGTTACGAGATTTCTTCGGATATCGAACAGACTGCAATCAAGGACGATCCGATTTTTGATTATGTCGACGGAATAAGACGAGGATTGAAAACGGGTTCGGATTGTGAAACAACCGCAGTTTTGGTTGATATTTACAACATGAACATTACAGACGGTTCGGGCACCGGCAAGGGTCAGAAGTTCAATGCAACAGTAACAGTTTCCGATTTTGATCTTTCAGGCGGCGAAATCGCTAAAATCAAGTATAAAATCGGATTTAACGGCGACCCGACAGAGGTTGATGTAACCGTCGCAGGCGGCGTTATCACTGTCGGAGCAACAGCATAATCGGGAGGGGGCTATATGCTCCCTCTTCTTTTTATAGGAGGATATTATGGAACAGTTAAGGATTCAGCGTAAAGATCTTTATGAAATTCAGGTCAATGACAACGGAGATACAATTGTTTTTCAGTTGGGCGATTTAACACTGGCAGATAAATTAAATCAGGCTTATGAAGGGATAAGAAAAGTTCAAGAGGAGTTAAGACAAAAAATACTGATTATAAACAAGAAGAAAGACTTTAAACCTAAAAACAGCATTATAACTAACAATCAGTTGGCTGTTAGCAAAGCGCAAAAAGAGGCGTTTTTAAAAATGCGAAAGGCTATTGATTTGTTTTTGGGTGAGGGTGGATGTCAAAAGGTTTTTGGCGATGACAACTACTATGAAATGTTTAACGACCTTTTCGAGGCACTGGAAGAAAAGGACGAAAACGGTCTTTCACATTTGGATAAAATGGGCATATCAAAGGATTCTATCGATAAAAGAATCAAGGAAAAGTACAAGGACATGCAGACAAGAGCGCAGGTGATTTAACGTGTATCCTACACACGCAGAAATCAACGGTGATATTTATCCGATAAACACCGATTACCGTGTTGCAAAGGAATGTTACGAGATCATCAATGACGATACAATTTCCGATCAGGAAAGAGCTTTAGCTGTTATTTATAAGCTGTTCGGCTTTGTTCCGCTTGAAAACGGTGAGGCGTTCCTTGATAAGGCTTCGTTCTTTCTGACTTGCGGACAAAAGCAGGAGAATAGGTCCGATGAGCCTCCCGATTTTGATGTAAACGAGGATGAGGGCTTCATTGAAGCGTCTTTTAAAAGCTGTTACGGGGTTGATCTTGACGAGATCAATATGCACTGGTGGAAGTTTAACGACCTTATACAGGGGCTTGACAAGCATTGCATACTGTCGAGAGTGCGTGAAATCAGGAATTATGATTTGAACGAAATCAAAGACCCTATACAGCGGTCAAAAATGGCTGAGGCACAGGAACGGTTGAAGCTTCCGGAGAGAATATCAACGGAGGAACAGGAAAAAATTGATGAGTTTGACGCTCTGTTTGGAGGTGATTAAATGGCAGTGGATGGTTCAATAAAAATTGATACCCGAATTGACACAGGTGCTTTTGAACATACTTTTGAGGACATCGACAAAATGTGTGATAACTCGAAGAGGCATATTGAAAAAATGGCAAAAGCCCTTGATTTAAAAACAAACCCAATAAATATTGTCGATAAAGATGTTTTAAAAGCCGCAGAAAAAGAAATTCAAAATATTTCAAAGAAAATTCAAAAAATCAAAAATGATAATAGCAAAGAAATTACTTCGGTAAATGCGGATAAAAATTTGAGATATTATGAGGCTGAACAGAAAACGTTCGAGATTCTATCACAGGAAAGAAAAGAAATTGACGAATTAAAAGAGCGTCAAAAGAACCTTACAGAGGCGGTCGATGAATATAAGCTCAAACAAGTTGAAATAGCAAAAGAAAAAGAAAAGCAAATACAGCTTGAAAAACAGCAGAAAGAGCTTGAAAGACAAAGGCAAGCAGAAATCAAAGCAGCTGAAAAACAGCAGAATGCCGATGTAAAGTCTATCAATTTCGATGTTTCGGGCACAGTCGCAGGTGATGATTTTGCTTCAAAAATCAAAAATGCCGAACAGTACGAGGCAACGCTTGAAAAGGTCAAATCAAAAATGCAGACAATTGAACAAGAAACGGCAAAATTGGCAGCGCAGAAAGGCATTGATGGTTCTGATGCACTGAACACAAACAGAGAGTATCAGAAACTTAAAAAACAGTATGATGCACTTATTGCCAGTGCCAATAAGTTTAAGCATTCATCAAAAGGTAGTTTCAACGCTGCGGCAGACAGCGCCAAAAATCTGGGGTCGAGTATGCAAAAAGCTATAAAACAGGTTTCTAAATACACACTTGCCCTTTTCGGCGCACAAGCGGGATTTTATGCCGTAAAGAATGCCATTCGTCAGGTGCTTTCCGACAATGAGAAACTTAATAATACCGTAACTGCAATGAAAGGTGTATTTGCAAACGCTTTAGCTCCCGTAATAGAACGGGTTGTATATTGGTTGAAATATGCCTTCGCTTATCTGAATTTGTTTGTAAAAGTGCTGACGGGCGTTGATATGGCAGCGCAGTACAACGCAAAAGCAATCAACAAGCAGACCGAAGCTACAAGGAAAAATGCAAAGGCAACGAAGGAAGCAAATAAGCAACTTGCAGCATTTGATGAAAAGAATGTTTTGACGGCAAATAATCAGAGTTCAACAGATGCGGAGTCAGCAAACCCCATTGCATTGCTTGATCTCCCCGATGTCAGCGGCGGAAAGTTTGAACAGATATGTGAACTTATAAAAAATAATCTTGCAGATGTTGAGGCGTTTGTTGGAGGTACACTTATCGCAGTTGGCTTAGTCTTACTTGTATGCGGACAAATCCCGTTAGGAATTGCTGCTATAGTGGCAGGTGTTGCACTTGAAGCGAAGGCAATAGGAAACGCAGATGAAATCAAAGTATCAACAGAAGCAATGATAAGCACCATAATGATGATCGCCGGAGGCGCTTTGCTGGCAATAGGGCTTATGCTTTGCACAGCCGGTCAATTGCCTGCTGGTTTAGCAGCAATTGCAATAGGTGTTGCGTTGATGGTAAGTGCTATTGCAATGGCGGTTAATAAAATGCCGACAGAAGTCCAAAATATGTTACTTAAAATTATGGGAATTGCAGGTGCATCTTTGTTGGCATTAGGTGTTATTCTTATTCTTGCTGCGGGACAGGTCCCTTTGGGAATTGCTCTTATAGCAGCAGGGGCGGCATTGCTTGTGACGGCGGTCGCTTTGGCGGTTGACAAAATGCCATCGGAGGTTAGAAACTTTTTACAAGTTGTTTTTGCTATCGCATCTGTTGCAATGTTGGTTCTTGGTATTATTTTATTGTGTACCGGTGTTCACCTTATGCTCGGTGTGGCATTGTTAGCAGCAGGAGCCGCTTTGCTTGTAACAACAATTGCCTTAAATTGGAATAAACTATCAGATGAAACGCAAAAAACAATTTCTGTTCTTGCGGGAATTGTCTCGGGAGCTTTACTGGTTCTTGGCATTATTCTGTGTGCGACAGGTGTTGCACTACCTTTAGGCGTTGCTTTAATTGCGGCTGGAGCGGTAGGGTTGGTAACTGCGATTGCTTTAAATTGGAATGTTGTTAGCGAATGGGTTTCAAAAGCGTGGTCATCCGTAAAATCATTTTGGAATTCTTCAATTGCTCCGATATTTACTACAAAATGGTGGTCAAACAAGCTATCAGTAATTGCACAAGGAGCAAAGTCGGCAATTAACTCTGCAATTTCATATATTGAGCGTGGCATAAATTGGATTGTCAGTAAGCTCAATTTGCTTAACTTTAACTTGCCAGATGGTGTTGCAAAGGTCGTGGGCTTTAGCACCTTAGGTTTTAATCTTCCTTATGTAAACATTCCCCGTCTTGCAAAAGGCGGTATTGTAAATAACCCGGGCAGAGGTCAGGCAGTTATTGCCGGTGAAGCAGGAGCGGAGGCTATCCTCCCGTTGCAGAACAACACCGAGTGGATGGATATGCTCGTTGACAAGGTTGCCGATAGGGTATCAATGAACGTTGTCAACCGCATTACGATTGACGGCAAAGATGTAAATTCATCAAACAAGAAGTACGATTCACGATTTGCCTTTGCCACAAACGGAGGTGTTTTGTGATGATAAAAACATATACAGATACCACTATAAAAAACTGCACGCAGCCTTTTGCAATCAAATGCGGTGCAACGTGGTATGCTTTCCCGAGTACAATTAAAGATGCGTCGCTCAGCGACTATAAGCTGTGGGGAGATGATACGGGGCGCAGTATGACGGGCTCATCAAAAGGTACGCTTATCGGTATATTTCCGAAGTTGCAGGTGACAATCGGAAAACAAAATGCCGACGAGCGTGCCATTTTGTGTAAATGTCTTAATCAGACCGAAGCTACCGTCAGAGCGTACTGCACCGAACGCAAGCGCTTTGAAACCGCAAGCTTTTATTTTGGTGACGTCACCAACAAAATAAAACATTGGGATAAATACGGTACGCTCGGAACATTGAGCAACGGCGTACAGTCGTACCAATGTAAAAGCACATTTGACTCAATGCAATTTAGTGTCATTGCCAATAACAGGAGGTCGAAATCATGAGCAAAACCGTGCAGGAAATAATGGAGGTAATGGGCAAGACTGTTGAAGCGACCATGAAGCTGGAACGTAAAAACGGCAGTTCATACACCCACATAGCCGACATTACCCCAGAAGATATCAATGAAATACGGTATTACTTTGACGGGGCATTATACCGCTCCGTGATGCGTTGTCTTGAGGTTAAGCTCAAAGGAGACTGGACAGCAAAAGCAAAAAAAGGCTTGCTGCTTGACAGCCTCAAAATCAAAGCAACACACCCGGAGGGTGACAGCGTAACAATCGGTTACGGCGGATTTTATATCGCAGAAGCTCCCGAATATGATGCGGCACAAAATCTTACAAGCGTAATTGCTTACGATGAGCTTTACCTATCAATGCAGCCCTACACGGAATCGTTATGGCAGAGCGGTATTACCGTTAAAAATTATCTTATTGCTATATTAAATAAGCTCGATATCAATTACGATGCAAACAGTTTTAATTTAATGGCAAACGCCGACAAGGTGATCACAAGCGAGAAATATCTTGACATTGAGAACGACAGCACCGAAGCGGCTTATACATACCGCGATATTCTTGACGAAATCGCAAAGGCTTCGGGTGTGACGTTTGCGTTCAAGAATTCGCTCGGTGGCGATCCGTTTAAGCTTTATTGCATAAAGCCGACAGAGAGCGGCTATGTGATTGACGAGAGCAACCTCCGAAGTGTGACTATCGGTGCAAAGTACGGACCGGTTATGGGCGTTGTATTAAGTCGAGAACCGCAGGAGGATAATGTATTCTATCCGTCAAACCTTTCGGATTCTCAGACCGCGGTTAAAATATCGAACGTCGAGCTTATTGAGGACTCAAGCAACGACGAATACCGAAAGCAGTTTGCAAAAGGTATTTATGATAACGTTACAGGTACGGAGTATTACCTTTATGACCTTGATTCGTTCGGCATCGGCTTCCTTAATTTCGGTGATATATTCACTCTCAAGGTTTGTGAACGCACAGGCGGTATGATCGGTGACGAAAAAGAGTACAAAACAATCTTTATGCGTACCGATATGACTGTCAGCCAAGGAGTAAAAGAAAAGTCGAAGCTCGAAGCTCCGCAGGCTACATCAACGGACTATTCGGCGGCAGAGTCGGCATCTGATAAGTTGCTGAAGAAAACCATGATCAAGGTTGACAAGCAGGAGCAGAGGATCACGGCACTTGTCAAGGAATCTGACGACAAGTATTCCGAATTTACTCAAACCATAAACGGTATTAAGGGCGAAATAGTTGATACCAAGAACAATCTTGAAGTGCAGATAAACGCAACTGCTTCGGCGGCAACAAGCCAATATACGGCGCTGAAAACGGAGGTTGAGGAAAACTATGTGGCGAACAGTACATACAATACATTCGTCAACCAGACTGCCGAAAAGTTTTCAACACAGGCGGAGTCAATCAAGAACATTCAGGGCGCAGGATACATCACCGAGGAGCGGTGTAATTCGCTCATTGAAGCACAGTCGGACAAGATTACGCTATCGGTTGAGGAAAATCTTAAAATCGGCACAAGAAATATTCTGCTGAATTCCGAATGCTTTGCAGGGTTCACACCGACGAAATATAAGGTCAGCAGAGCGCCAATGGTCCCTTCAATTTCCGATACCTATGTACCTTCGGGTAAGTATTCTGTTGTTGGCTTCGATTCCGTGTTGGACGGCGAAAGCACAACAAGAGGCGTAAGCTTTGTTGGAACCGATATTCTCGGTCAAAGCACAATTGATAAAATCAAGCCAAATACAACATATACCTTGTCATTTTGGCTCAGAACAAGGAGCGGTGCACAAGTAGATGAGCTCACGAAATATGCTGTTATTTATGCCGGAGATAATGCAAAGGTCACTCTTGATACAAGCCGCAGCATTACACCGACGCCCACAGAATCGTGGCAGAAATATGTTCTGACGTTCAAAATTACGGGCACAATAAGTCATTTCTATATAAGGATGTTCTTCGAGAACTGCAAGGATGGTACGCAAAAACCGAGTGAGGCGGATGTACAATATTGGATTGACATTTCCTCATTCAAGCTTGAAGAAGGCAACATTGCTACCGATTGGACGCCGTCGGCGGAAGATATCGAAAAGTCTGTACAAGCTAAAATAGATATGTGCGTAAAGATGGATGAGAACGGAAATCTCGAATCTGAAATCAACATCTCAAGTGATAAATTAACTATTGACACACAGAATTTTACACTTGCAAAAGACGGTACAATCACATGTCAGGGAGCGACTATTGAAGGAAATATAACTGCTACATCAGGATCTATTGGCGGTTGGAATATCGGCAATGGCTGTTTATCATGCGGCTATGGTAGCAATTCGGCACTGTTTAGAGCACCGACCGAAGATAAAAAGTATTTTATTTCAGTCGGCGGAGAGTATAACAACAAGAATTATGATGTAACTTTTGCCCTGTTAGAGCATGGCGAAATTATTACACCGGAAATATCAGCTGTTACAAATAATTTGAAAATCAGTACAGCAACCTCCGTCACAAATCGACGAACAAACTTTATGCTTAATGGTCAAGAAATTGAAATACGAGGAAGCACAGCCTACAGGGATTGTATATGGGCAACGGGAGGCTTCGTTTTGTCTGCCGGCTCAAACAGTAGTGGGAATTTGTGTTCTTTATCTTTGCTTGGAAGTCCGATAAATTTGATTTCGTCTAATGTATATGCCGATGGTAATGTATATGTATATTCAAAATTGAATGCCGATAGTATAACGATGCGAAATTACATAGATAAGTCAGCGAGCAATACGGCTTTTAAGCCGGTTATATTTTACCTTAAAACAGGAGAATTTGGAATTGGAGCATAAAGGAGGCACATATGAAAACATCAATCAAACAAATATTAAACGCCCGTGAGACGCTTTCACAGCTTGCGGGGCGGACTTTACCTGTCAAGCAGAGCTACAGGCTGGCAAAGCTCGTTAAAGCCGTTAACGACGAACTTAACGTGTACGACGGCGAACGTATCAAGCTCTGCGAGAAATACGGCACCTTGAACAAGGAAAAGCGTATCTACGAGTTTGAAGACGAGGCGTACAAGAGTTTTGAGGCTGATATAAACATCTTGCAGAGCCAAGAGGTCGAGCTTGATATCAAGCTGATTGACATCAGCGACCTTGAGCTTTCGGCGCAAGATATCATCAGTATTGAACCTTTTATTGAGGTGATCACCGATGATTAACCGTATCACAGTCAGCGAGCGGAGGGGACTGTTTCCCGAATATAGTAATCTCGGCACGATAGGGGAGAAGAACGCAACGACGCTGTTGTTTCTTCTCCCTTCGTCGTTGCAGGGATACAACGAAAATATCGTCTGTGAGACCGCACAGGGCAGTTTTAACTATGATGTATCAAACGATACTTTCGACCTGCCGAGCGAGGTTCTGACGGACAATACGCTTGCTTTACAGCTTGTTCTCAAGGACGGTGACAAAGTCATATGGAAGTCAATTCCGTACACATTCACCCTCAATCCGACCCTTGACGACAGCGGTGAAAACGTCATTGAAAAAGCGAAAACGGAGCAGAGAGAGACCGACAGGACGGAGCTTGGAAAGGCTCTGAAAGAAGCAACGGGTGAGGACTATGAAGCTGACAATTGGGAAAAATTGATTGAAAATGTCGGAGCACTTATTGTCTTAACTGACGAGAATAAGAGCGCCCTTGAAAACAACAAACACATCAGCTTTCTGTTTGAACGCTCTACGCAACCGCCCTCAATTCTTTACGGCGATTATACGATCGCTGATGATGAAGCTTCTGACTATGTTGACTCCGACGGTCTTATTATCACACCCTATTTGGAGACGCCTAATGCGTTATATTCCGCAGGCACCAAATTCAGTGAAAAAATCAGCAACGTTGAAATAAATGTATCGGGCGTTGACAATTCGGGATTTAATAAATCAAGCGGCAATACAAGCTCAGTCTTTTGGCTTAGTGGTACGAATGTCAAAAAGATGGTGCTCATGGGCTCTCAAAATATAGCGAACATGGCGTTCCTATTCAGTAATTCTCCCGTGGAAGAACTTACATTCTTTGAAACCGGGGAGAAAAGAGAGGACGTCACTTACAAATACGGTTGGGAGTGGACATTCAACGGCTGTTCAAACCTCAAATATATTTTGGGAACACCCCTTGACATAACCCGAAGCAACGGTTCAAGCGGATTTAATATGTTTGCTAAATGCACAAATTTGCGCTATGTCGGGTTCAAGCCAAAAACAATCACCGGAACATTTGATATGGGCGCTTGTTCTCAGCTCACAAGGTCAAACATGGAGGCAATCGTTAATCTTTTAAACGGCTGTTGTGATTGGGTGAATGCCGGAACGGCGTCTTGCACACTAACGTTGAACAGCTCATGTAAAGACGATCTGAAGAATCAGAAATGCCATTGCAACAAGGAAACAGGCGAGTATATCAGCCACAACACCTATCTGCAATATTCTGAGAATGAGCAGAAAAAATACGGCGCCGAGGTAAGTTATATAACGGCATTCACTCACCAAGGTAAGGCATATGACAGTACTAACATCGAAACATGGTACATAGGTAAGGGAGTGACGTTGGCATGGAGTTAATTATTAAAACCGAGCAAGGATTTATTCAGGTGCTTCCGCCCGATGGATACAAAATTCGTTTGAACGGAGATAATACGCAGAGCTTCACGGAAGTTGATATACCGCTCGGCAACAAGGCTGAGGTTGAAAAGTACATTGCCGTACTGCTCGACGAACCGGATGAGACGGTCGAAAATCCTCCGATAACGCCGACAGAGGACGAAGAAATCAGCGACAGCGAGGCGCTGTCTATAATAATTTCGGGAGGTAATGACAATGACGAGAGCGGAAGCTAAAGCAATACGGCGAAAGGTTGTACAGGGTGAAACGGTTGAAAAGCTCGGCGGCATTACGGAGAAAATCGAGCAGTCAGATAAAATCGGGTACGACTGGCACAATTATTACGTCGGCGACAAGCTTGTCAAGTCCGAGTATGTCGAACAGGATAATCCCGTCGGCACACAGGACAATCCGTTTACATGGTCGCCCGGCATGCGGCTTATCCCGAACGGCTATTACACATACAACGGCAAGAGATATGTTGCGGTTGCGGAGGGCTCACCCGAAACGATCACAGCAGAATATCTCGTTGAATTTTAAGGAGGAGTCACAATGACACCAACAGGAAACAGACTAATTGACACGGTTATATACATTGTCGGCAGTGCAATCGCATTTAACGTTGTGCTGCCAATTTTTGCGGCAGTGGTTAAACTGCTCGGCTTGATGTGAGGTGCGATATGGAGGGCATCATCGCAGCAATCATCACGGGTGTATTATCGCTCATCGGAGTGGTTATCAGTAACCTTGCTGCCAACGCTAAAATGGCAAAGGAGCTTGAAAAAGCACAGGCGGTAACGGATACCAAAATCGAAGAATTAACACGAGAAGTACGGGAGCACAATAATTTTGCGAAGCGTGTCCCGGTGCTCGAAGAAAAGGCGAAGGTCGCAGATCACCGTATCAGCGATTTAGAGCATATCAATCAGAAAGACTAAGGAGGAATCACAATGAAAAAGATTAACATTAAAGGTGTAACGGCGCAGACATGGGCAAGAACGCTCGTTCTCTTGCTTGCGCTCATCAGTCAGCTTGCTGTTATTCTCGGCAAGAGAAGCGAAGCAATCGACATTGAGCAATGGCAGGAGTATGTTACATATGCTTTCACCGTCGGCGCATCAATCGTCGCCTGGTGGAAGAATAACAGCTTCACCAAGAACGCACAGACGGCTGATGACGTACTGCACGGAGGTGACGACAATGGCTAAAGTATATTTATCTCCGAGCTGTCAGTATGACAACGCATACGCTTACGGCAACACAACAGAGGGCGTGCAGTGTGTCAAAATCTCTAATGCGTGCAAGGCTGCACTGCAAAGGAGCGGAATATCCGTAATGACACCGACTACAAATTCCCTTGTAGCACGTTGCACCGAATCCGACAGGTGGGGCGCAGACTTACACGTGCCGATCCACACGAACGCCTACAATGGCAAAACAAGCGGAACAAGAGTGTATTATTATAGCGGAAGCGCAAAGGGTAGCAAGGCTGCTAAGGCGATTTTTGACGTTTTGGCACCGTTTACACCGGGCAAGAGTGAGAGCGTGCATGCAAATAACGGTTTGCTCGAAGTAAATACGCCTGATGCACCGACCGCATATGTTGAGGTGGATTTCCACGATGTACCGTCAATAGCAAAATGGATCACTGCGAACACAACGGCAATCGGCGAGAAAATCGCACAGGGCATTTGTAAATATTTCGGCATGACATACAAGGCACAGAGCGTATCAAAGCCCACCACGCCGAGCAAGCCGACAACCGCAACAGTCAAAATCGAAGCTCCGAACCTCAGCGAATACCTTAAGGAAGGCGACAGAAATCTTGCTGTCTATTCTTACAAACAGCAGCTTGCCTTACTCAAGAAGAAAGGCATAATCACACAGGGTGTTGACAACAACGAGATTTTCGGCGCAGGCACAAAGACAGCCACAAAGCAGGTGCAGCTCACCGCAGGCATAACCGTCGACGGCCTCGCCGGTCCGCAGACAATAAGAGCTTGCTATGTACTCGCGGCGAAGTAAAAGAACGTATCTTCTGGGGGATTGACATATAGTATTATTTGAATTATAATGTTCAAAAAATAAATTTATCTTTCTATACGATGGAAAGAAGGAAAAATAATGGAAATAAAAAAATTCCCGGATTATTTCCCGGAAGATTGTCCCCCAGAAGAAGCTACTGAAAAAGAAATGACTTTATTCCGACTGTGTGAACATAATTATCCTTGTGAGAAGGATTTTTTGCCATATGTGATTCTTTATCCTGACAGGGAAAAATACAAAACAAACGTTTTGGCATATGGTCTATCAACTCTTCCTTCTGTGAAAGATTGTAAGCACTTATTAGAAATTAGTCCCAAAAGGCGATCTTGTACGAAATGTATTGCTTTTGGCAAAGTTAATGGCGATACGGGAAAGGTTCTTAATACACCAAACAAAGATAATCCTAATCATATGACTTGGTGGGTATATGAAGGAGTAAAACCACATACTTTTTTTACAGCATATCAAGAAGGTGGTGCTAAAGATGAATGA